ATGCCACAGGAAATCGCAATAGATGCGGAGCAGCTCCGAACGCTGGCCTCTGATCCAAAGAACGGAATCAAGGAAATCTGCGCGGGTCTCGGAATGTCTGACCCGACTTTCTATCAACAACTGAATCGCCATCCGGATCTGAAGCAGATTTATCAGGAAGCGCGGGATCAGGTGCGCGCCGCGCGTAACGGCGGCGAGGGAACCAGCCAGCGAGCCAGCGGCCGCAAGCCAAAAACCACTAAGCGCAAATCTTCCAAAGGCAAATCGACAAAAAGCGCGAACCGCTCAACCCCCCCCCGCAATGGGAATGCCAAAGCAGACCTCAAGGATCTGCTTTCCAAGCTGCGGCTGGAGTTTGAGCACATCGCTGTCTACGAGGAAGTCAGCGAGCACTTTGATGAACTGCGCGACGAATTAGCAGCGACCAAATGACGCAACCACTCGAACCAATTTCACGGGCGGCGATGCCGCTCATCACTACCGAAGAAATCATCTGCGGCAACTGCGCGGGCGACGCTGACGAGCCGCGCAGGACTTTACTGACTATTGATAACCGATGCGCCGGCTGCGGAGCAGAGAAGGGCTACGTACCGCTCTCGCAGTACCGGCTGCTTAACCCAACTGAAAGGACAAACCATGAGCAACAACAACATTCGCACTCCTGTTCAACAGGAGATCGTTAAAAAGCTGGTAGAGAATTTTGGGATCGATGGAACCAGGGTCCTATTTCTCAACCCCGATGACCACTCCGACCCCTGGCTCAATTCAAAAGCGCTGCTGACCATTGCGCGACAGTCCGGCGACTTTAAGCAGGTCGCGACTACCTACTCCGAGTACATCCCGTTACTGAAACAGATTGTCTGGTCGTCAACAGTGGTCGATCAGCATGACCGCGGTTACACGCGTTCGGGCGTTGCCACTATCGGCGAGAAGTTGCCAAACCAGGAGATTCCCGACGAACACGATCTGGCTGGCTCGCGAGCTCTGAGAGCGGCGCTGGATGATGCAGGCTTCGACGTGACCAAAGCGGCGCCGGCTGTTCTAAATCTAAACCTTCCACCCAATGAGCACGCGGTGGCTCAAGAGGCAGAATGCCGGCGCGCTGACCTAGCGCGCATCCACATTCTCGCTACTCAGAAGGGCCTGATTGTTCCTAGCCAGGACGATCCCTCGAGAAACGATCTTGCGGGCTATCGAGACTTTCTCCAACACAACTTTGGAATCAACACGACTGCCGGCATGGGGCCAGCCGATCGCGCGCGAGTTATCAACGCGCTGACCGAGTACGACCCTATCGCTGCGGCAGCGTGAACGAGTGTGCGTCCTTTTCTTTGGAGTCGAGGGCGCATAAGCGCGGGGGCGGCCAAGGCTGCGACCTGAGTAAATCCTCCTGGGCCGCCTCTGCGAAAACCGACCGATGACCGACGACGGAGGACCGACGATGCCGAAATACGACATTGAAAGAACATTTAGCTTTGAAGGTGTTGAAGCGGACGACGAGCGGGCGGCGATTGAGAAGTGTGATGAAGTGATTGGCTGCGTCATGGTCCAGCACCCGACCACCGGCGAGGACGTAACCTCTGTCGACAGAATCGAGGAGCAGGACTAATGGACCAAGTTGTTGCCCGGTGCACGGTGTGCGATGCGGAGTTTCATTACGTAAGCCAGAAGAACAGGACTTTCAGTTGCCGCTGCGGCGCGCCGTTGAAGGTTTACGAGCTGCCAGTGGATCGCGGCTCGTTGATGGCAACCGTCGCCCGGTCAACCACTTTTCCGCCAGCCCCTTTGCGGCTGCCACGATGGAGGATCGCATGAGTAACGACACAGCAGAATTACAAGAAGAACGGTATGAGATTGCCGGCCACGGCGTTCACATCGCGCAGCGGTTTGAAAATCAGTGGACAGTTTGGCTGAACACTGAACTTCAGGACTACGACGGCCTCTGCATCGGTTGCGGCGATACGCGGCAGGAAGCAGTGACTCAGGCAGTGATGACGCTTGAGGCGGTAGTCGCGCACCTGAGATTCGGGCTCGTCGAGCGGCTGGTCACTGAGGAGGCGCAATGAACTGCGGAACGTCTGAATATCATCGCATCGCTCGCGCCGTGAGCGAACTTCTAAAAACCTTCCAGGATGAACACTGCGCAAACTGTGGCGCTTCGCTGAGCCGGCTCTACCTCTACGGCAACGCCTATCACTGCGGCGAGTGCCTGGCTGCGGTCTGCGTTGTCTGCGGCTGCACTGACGAGGTCGCGTGCGCGCCTAAACGCTGCCACTGGATTGGTCCAGGTCTCTGCTCCGCGCACGCCGCGGAACTCGACGCGTCACTTGCGCGATCCGCGCAACCCCGGTCATCGGTCGTCCGTCCTCTGTCGTCTCTATGAGCACGCAATTCAAATTCGAAGCGTTCGAGCGAGAGCTGCTCAATCCGCTCGCCGGCATCAAGCTGACGACCGCTGAAGAGTTTGTCGCAAACCTTCTGCTCGACGCGACCAGTGAAAAACCAAGAACGATCGCGCACATCATCCGCGTGCAACCGTGCTTCTACTGTCGCGGCGCCCGAAAGGTGGGCTGCGGCCACGAATGTCCCGACTGCGCCGGCTCCGGGTCCCGCGCGGGTCAGACACTCAACGAACGCAGCGTTAAAGCTGTGGTGAGAGCGCTCAAGAAAGAACATGGACTGCCGATTCTCTCGCGCAAACATAACCCGCCTGGCTACTGGTGGTGCGGCTCAAAAGAAGAGATGGAAGAGTACATCGTCCACGCGCGATCTCAGCCGCTCGATGAACTCCACACGCTGTCAAAGATGGTGAAGCAAAACTACCCGGAGCTGGCCGGTCAGTTGAGTTTCGAAAACCTATCCGCAGATTCCGCGGATTCACAAACCGAGGAAAGCAAATGACTGAGTTTCAACGAAGGATTATTGAGCACCTTATTTTTGAGCCGTGCACGGCGGAACAGCTTGCACAGTTTCTTCGCGTGGATCGACAGTGCGCCGAAGACGCCCTGCAGGAGCTATCGATCCCGAATCTTGTCAGACCCCGATTCAGCGTCGCGCTGGGAGACGCCGTCTGTGAGCGATGTGGCGAGGAGTACGAGGACGCTGAGCCTTATGAAACCTGCTCGATCTTGCTCGGTGGTGAGATTTCATGCGGCGGCCGATTGATCGACGTGTGCCTTTGGGTTTACTGCGGCGGTCCGATTTCGAAAGCGCTCGCAGCAGAGGAGGCCGCAGCATGATTGCAACCGTTGGAGACTTACGCAAAGCGATTGAGGGCGTCGATGACGCAATGGAAATCATCTTGCGCGTAACAGATGAAGACGGCGCGGGTCAGTACATGTGCTGCCCTTCAAGTGCGATGCCGGATGCGGGATGCGGCGAAATTGAAGCGTTCATTATCGACGGCACCGACAACGAATGTCGGCACGAACAGAACTGTCGCGAATGCGAAGAGTGCAAAGCCGAACAAGCTGCAAACTGAGGTAAAAGCCGATGCAACTAGCACGTCAAACAGCATTCAAAAGTGAGAAGCCGGCGCCGTCCAAAAAAGACAACCGTGCGCGGACGATCGCGGCGATTCACATTACCTGGAAGAAGCTGCGCCCGGATCTGCGCCATGACAAAGATGAGTTGCGCGAGTCGCGTCTCCAGTTTATGTCGACAGTGCTGAATCGCGACATCAAATCGTCACGCGACCTCACGCTGAGCAAACTCGGCAAAGTCCTCGACGCGATGCGCAAGCTGGAGGTTGAGCCGTTGCTGCCGGGTGGCGCGCCCACCGTCGATCGCGAACAGCAGACAGCCACAGACAACGTTGAGATCCATCACCTGGCCACTGAAGCGCAGTGTGCCGCGATTAACAAGCTGTTTCTTCACCTGGGCTGGACGCTGGAGACGATCGAGGGCTTCACCGAGAAGCGATTCAAGCGCAAATCGCACCGCATGCTCACGCCGGAAAAAGCCAACAGTCTGACCATGATCCTGCTGACGATCGCCGCCAACCGTGACATTAAGCGGCGCTGGCTGGCAGAGACCGGCCGTGAGGTTGAAAAGGTTTCGCGCGAGATGATCCGCGCCGAGATTCCCGCGCTGAAGCGGCGCTTAGGTGTCGACCAGGCAGGCAAGGATGCCTGCGCTCCGGAGGAAGAGGAGGCTGACTATGACATGGAGCACTAACGACGAATGGCCGGACGTCATCAGCGTTCCGGAGAGTTTTAAAACCGTCGACAAAGTCGCGGAGCGGACGGAGTTTCTGCGCACGACGCTGATCCAACGCAACGAAGAAAACTCAAAGCTTCAGTGGTCGCTGTTCAAATACAAGCTCGGGTTCTGGTGTCTGGTGGCGCTCGGGATTGGCTCGGTCGGCGCTTTGATCATTGGGGTGCTTTGGGGATGAGCGCGCAAATGCAAGCAGCGTCGCCGGCAGTAGTCGAGGGCGAGAAGCATTGTCCCATCTGCGATGAGGATCTCCCGCTCAACGACTTCGGTCTCAGCCGCGCAAGCGCAGACGGCCACAACCTCTACTGCAAAAGCTGCATTCGAAAGAAGACTAAGGATTCCCGCGATGCGCTGCGCGAATACCGGGCGCGGCGAAAGTCGGCGCACGTCATCACAAACGCGCAAGCCAGAGCCCGGCACATCGACAAGCGGCCTAATGACGCAAAGCCCGAACACTTCATGCAGCCCTGGCCAACTGTGCGCACTGATACTTTTGTCGAGATGGTTTTTGGTTCGATCAAGCAGCGCGGCCGTTGCACCCAGCAAGAAATTCTCGACGACACGAAACTGGAGCCTGACACGGTCGGCATGGCGCTGGCGGACCTGGTGCTCTGGCAAAGGAACGTGCGCACGGCGGTCGATGAACGCGAAGAGACGCGGTTCTATTTTGTGAAGGAGTAAAAGATGGACGACTTAATGCACGCGGAAATTGCGGGGGGGGGCAGTAACGGATTTGCGATTGCCGACTGCCGATTGTCAATTGAAAGTCAGGCGCGTGCGCGATCGCCTTTACGACGGGACACTCGTAATGCGTGACGCCGAATACGCGGTGGTGATGAATGGAGAGACTCTGGCCCATATCGTCGTCGGCAGAAAGAGGGGGCGTTGGGTTGTGGTTGAAGGGCACACAGAAACGCGTTTCGGCCTGGTGATTTCGCCTTTGAACCTATGGCTGATTCGAGAACTGAGATCCTGGTCGATAGAGAGGTGGGGAAGCAATGGCAACAACAGTTGAAGCGGCGAACCTCTGCATTGTTTGTAACAAGAATTCCGTCACCTGGCCGCGTGTGTGCGACGACTGCATTGACCATGAAGCGCAGGGCGATCTGGGCGCGCATTACGGTTTTTTCTACGTCGAAGACCCTATGGGTGGTGAAGGTTACGTGGTCACGGGAATGGAGTGCAAAACGTGCGGGATGATTTATGACGGAGGAATGCGTTGCACCTATTGCGGAGACGCTGACCCCCTAGACCACGGTGACGAAGATGAAGATGAAGACGAGGAGCTGTGATGGCAAGTGAATTCGCTGTAAGGCTGTATGACCGTTTGAGACCGATCTTTCTCAGCAACAGAGCGATCAGGAGTCTGGTGCTTACGGCGATCGACGGCGAGCTGTTGAAAGTTGCCGAAGCTCTGGGCCATGCAAGACATCGCACTCACCTCTACGATCCGGGCGGCTGTAGCGGGTGCGAAAAGGTTGAGAAGGTCGCGGAGAGGTTAAGGATCAACTAATGGAACGCTTCGAACCAACCACAGTGGCCGGCAAGGTCTACGCTGACCCGGAGCTGCGGCGCATTGCGTATGAGCACGGCCGGGCAATGAAGCAACGGCTCGAAGCGAAAACGGTGGCTGAAGCCGAAAGACAGCAGAGCCGCGAGGCGAGATTGAAAGCGTTTTGGGAGCGCCTTGGGTACACGCCGGACCGCGCCAGTGATGAGCGCGAAGCGAGACGCCGGCGAGTGCTGGCCATGCCAGCGGCTGAAGCGTGGATCGAAGAGCACCCGGAAGAATTCAACATCGAGACTGCGCCCACAGTCGCAGCGCTCGGCCGCCTGGTTCGAAGGGAACGGGAGCGACTTAAAGCCACGCGACGAATACTGAAGGAGTTGGGAATTAAATGAGACACCTGGTGGACGGCGGAGCACCGATCGATAGAGGCTTCGTTATCTATGACAGACCGGCCGACTATCCTGACAAGTTTGTTGTGCGCCCTTTTTCGATTATTGACGACGCGCGAGGCCGGGTGCTTCTACAACCAGCGGTTGCTTGGCTCGCGGACTCACTGGACGAAGCGCGAACTTTGGTACCGGCCGGGCTGATTTGTTTTGGTCGCGACCCCGCGGACGAGCCGCATATTGTGGAGACCTGGTTATGAGCAACACTGAACGCATCATCGACAAAATCAAAAAGCTGATTAAGCACCAGGGCGGGAACCGGACGCAGGAAGAGGCTGCCGCCTTTGCCGAGAAGATCCAACAGCTCTGCATCGATCACAAGATTGCGGCCGAGCAGGTGCGCGTCGACGACGAACCGGAAGAAAAGATAGGCGAAGAGCGAGTGGCTGCCGGCGCCGGGCGGACGTTGCGCTACGGTGACGGAGCGCGGGTCCCGCGCGAAGACAGCTCGTTGATGTTGGCTGTCGCCAAAGCGCATTTTTGCGAGGCGATACTTATTCCACGTACTAACACGATCCTGGTGGTGGGCGCTGAAGAAGATCGCGCTGTGGTGGTAGAGATGTTCCGGTTCCTGGTGAGCACTATGAAGCGGCTGGGCCGGATCGAAGAGGAAAAGACCAGGCGCGCGCGCCGTAGCGTACGGAAGTTTAAGCCTTACTTTTACCAGGGTTTCACCAGCGCCGTTCATCGGCGTTATCGAGACATGCGCGAGACCAGTGAATGCACCGCGCTGGTCCGCGCTGACGCGCTGGTCAAGCGATACGTCGAGAGTAATTACGAAACGGTGAAGGTGAAGTCGCGCAAGCAGCCGCGAATTAACAAGAACGCATACTTCGCCGGCGTCGTCGCCGGCCGCAATGTGAGTCTCGGCACGAACGTGATTGGAGGAGAGTGATGTCGTCAGTTTCAGCGCGCGCCGGTCGGAATATGTACGTCTTAATGCTAAAACCCCGCGGATTGAATGCGGTTTTCTGGCTAACGACCCTCGCCACTAATCGTCACGATTCATGGAGGGCTGGTGAGCATTGGGTTCGCGACCTGGATAGCGATCGGAGGCGGCAATTGAAAAGAGAAGGCTATAGATGCGTCAAGGTCAGAATTGAAGTCGTGGAGGAAATATGAAACGCAAAAGTAAGGAACAACGCGAGACCGCTGCGAAGGCCGCGCTGAGACAGCGCATCGCGGACATCGCAACGGGTGCCGCTGGCTACAAGTTTGATGGCGCCGATGAATGGGCCAACGCAGACTTCCTCGCGCGATTTGTTCCCGCACTTCGTGTTCAGTTTGGGCTAGACAGCGAGGGCAATGAGCGAAGGGACCGCAACCACTTCTGGTTCCTGAGCAACGTGAATCACTACGAAAATGTCGATACCACGTCAGAATTCTTCTTCGAGCATGGCGTGAGAGCGTAAGTTACTGCTCCCGCTGACTTCTGACGCCTGACTTCTGACCTCTGATTTTTGCTGGTTGCGGTTAAACCGATCTCGCGCTACTGTTAGTGACGAAACAAGCGTCCCGTTAGCGGACCGGCAAACAAAAAATCGACAGGCCGCAACCGCCTGTCTACTGAGAGGCTCGATAGCAGCCCGCAGACTTCTAATCAAGAGAAGTCGGCGGGTTTTTTGTTTACCAAGGCCCCCTTTCAACGTGTCACCCGCTCACGCAGGTGGTTCTGATAACGCCGGGCTCCGGCCCGCCACAACAAAGGAGAAATCAAATGGGCGATCCGAATCGCGATCAGGTTGAAGGCCGGACGGACAAGGCGGCCGGCGAAATTAAGGAAACCGTGGGCCAGGCGACTCACGACAAAGCGCTGGAGAGTGAAGGCGCGCGCGAAAAGGCCGAGGGCGAAGCGCAGCAAGACCGTGGCGACACGAAGTCTGAAATCGCTGATCAGGTAACCGACCAAATCAAAAAGAGTCAGGAAGACAAGCTGCGCGAGGGAATGAAGAAGTAGTGACGGACGGGCGACGGCCGACCGTTGACCGCCGAAAAAAGCGGTCTGCCGTCGTTGGCCCTCGGGCAGTGGCTTGCTATGCGCCATCACACGCGATTTTGTTTTATCAAATCTATTGTCGATCTGCTGTCAGGGCAGATCTTCATCCACCATAAACTGTGCGAACTGGAAAGGACAATGCTCATGAGTAATAAGGAACAAGAGGCGGCGCTGAACGAAGCGATCGCCCGATTTGAAGGCGCACTTGCCAAGGAGGCTTCCGAAGTCAAAGACGCGCTTGCGTCGATGCAATCAAAGATCGACGTCTCGGATTCGCCCATCGATTTAAGCGACGAAATCGCCAGGATTAACGCGGCTGCTGAAAACGTCGGAAACATATTTCAGTCGGCAGCAGTGCCAAGCGAAACCGCGCCAGGTGGGGAGCCGGCGCCAGGCGGTGGCGAAACCGCTCCAACCGAGGAGACCGCTCCGGGCGAGACCTCACCAAACGAAACCGCACCAGGTGGGGAGCCGGCGCCAGCCGAAGGTGAGACCACTCCTTAACTAACAAAACGGACGGATGACCGAGGACCGCTGACGGAATGGGAAAAGCGGGTCGGCGATCCTCGGTCGACAGTGAGGTATTCAACTATGCGCGGAATCAACCAGGCAGGATTGGATCTGATCAAGAGCTTCGAGGGAATCGAAGATGGTGACCCATCCACGGTCAACCTCGATCCCTATCTCGATCCAGTCGGCATCTGGACCATCGGCTGGGGTCATGCCATCACTTTTGACCGGCGTTTCCTGCGAGGCGCAACTGACAAGGCGAGAGCAAAGTCGCTCTACCCAAATGGGATTAGCCGGGAAGAGGCAGAGCGGCTGTTGCGTCACGACATCGACAAGCACGCCATCCCTCTCGACACGTTAGTGAAAGTGGAACTGACCAATAACCAGCATGCCGCGCTGGTCTCTTTCGTCTTCAACCTGGGGCCGGGAAACCTGGAACGGTCCACGCTTTTGAAGCTCGTCAATCAAAAGAAATTCAGTCTGGCAGCAGGTGAATTTCGCAAATGGAATAAAGCCGGCGGCAAAACGCTAAAGGGTCTAACTCGGAGGCGCGAAGCTGAAGCCGCTCTGTTCCTACTATGAAAGGAGTCAATTATGAACAAGCTTTTTCTCTTATTGCTGGCTGGCTCGCAGATGCAGGTCGCCGGGAACATCCTTCAGGCACAGGATGCCAACACGACGGGCCGCGACGATGTTATCGGCAAGCTGCTCACCGTTGGCGGTAAGGCGATTGGCGCTTACGGCAATGGAGATCTGAAGACCGTCGACGGCTCGTTGAAGGTGATCGCCGATAGCATCTACGAATATCTCGGGCAGCCAAAAACTCAACCCGCAGCTTAGGTCAATCAAATGCTGCGCTTCATTGCGACGAAGTTCCTCAGCAAAGAGAACCTGCGCGTTTTCGCATTGTGGGCGTTGCAGTTGCTGGAGGAGCAGCTCGACACGGAGGCAAAGCCTCGACTGGAAAAGTATCGTCGCGATCGCGCGGCTCTCGAAGCGCAGACGCAAATTGCTCTCAGTGAGATTGCGTCGCGGGAAGCCCGGCTCAAACAACTCGCTTTTCAACGCTCCGCACTGGAGCAAACCATCGCGCAAAGAGAGCGCGATATTCAGGCCTCGAAAGAGGAGATAAGGAGAATCGATGAAGAATCTAGCCAGGCTGTCATTCTCAGTGATGATGACGCTCTGCATACTGACCTTAGTGGCCGTAGCGCAGATACCAAATAACAATCTTCCCTCGGCAACCGTAAAGGAGAAACTGTCTGACGGCAGTTACATTGTGGTGATCGAAGGCGGCGCTTACAAAGCAATCTCAGCCGCGGACGTGAGAGGGATTCTTAAAACCAAAGAAGACCTGGACAAAGCTGTCCGCGCGCGGGTGGAGCTCGAAAAGCAGATCGCTTTCTACGAAGCTAACAAGTTTGACTTTAAGGAGGTGATCCGCGTTGCAAACGAGCAGCGCGACGAAGAGGTCGGGCTTAAGCTGAATTTCAAAACTCTCTACGAGGACGAAAAGAAACTGCGACTGGACGCGGAAAAGCTACACGGCTCCCCAGGTAAAGTCGACAAGCTATTAAGCAATCCGGTGGTCCAGGTGGCGACAAAGATCGTAGTTCCGATAGTTCAAACGTGGGTCTCGACGCTAAGTCGCGACCGGACCATCGTCATGCCGTATGACCAGTTGGCGCTATTGCAATCACAGCAGAGGAGCCGCCCGATGCTCGTGCGGCTTCAGTAGTGCGCTCCGGGACATGTGAAACACTCACCGCTCACGCTATACCCCAATATGCGCCGTGGGAGACGATCAAGATGGAGAACAACCAGGCCCTGGTTGTTGATGACAACGATGATTTACTGGAATTGCTGGCGACGCTGTTACGACATGAGGGATACACGGTCGAAACAGCGTCGTCTGGTTTTGAAGCAATCGAAAAGTTTCAGCAAGGCGGCTTTTGCGTGGTGCTCTCCGACATCGGCATGCCGGTGATGAACGGCTACGAGCTGGCGCGAAAGCTGAGGTCGCTGCCCGAATGCAAGAAGACCGTGATGATAGCAATAACGGGATTTCAGATTTATGGTGATCGGGCGCGGGCTCTTGCTGCCGGCTTCGACGATTTGTTTACTAAACCCATCGCGATGCGCTCGCTGCTTGCCACGGTTGAAAGGTTGCGCAGAGATAAGAAATGACGGCCGGGAAAATCATTGGCTGGAGAAATTATGCGGTTGCAGCGCTTTGCATCCTAACTGGAGTCTGGGCGCTGAGTCGTGGCAGCGTCGCCAGCGGGGTCGAAGGGATACTCGCCGGACTGTTCATTGTCAGTTTGCGTGACGCGCTCGGCAAAGTGTTGCGCGCTGTTGATGATAATCGCCAGTCGCTGGATGGACTCCGGGCCGCGATTGAAACGGAATTGTCGAGAAAGGGTTGAGCATGAAGTTAGCCACTCCGCTCGTTGCGGTCTCGCCGGTTGCTGTTGGTGGTTTAGTAATGCTGCTAATTGATCCGGGACTCTCGGAGCTGAAGAACTTCGCACCGACGATCGTTATCGTGTTTCTGGCCGTCTGGACCGTGATTAAGGTCGCGCCGACGTGGAAAGAGGTAAAGCTGCGCGAGATGGACATTCGGGAGAAAGAGATCACGCAGCGCGAACAGCAGTCAGTGGCAATTCAAAGCCTGGCGGAAGTGATTGAAATAATCGCGGTTGAGCAAAAGCATGCAACGGAGGCGCTCCGGATATCCGAACGCGTGACTATGAGGGAAGGGGAGAAGCTGGGCGAAGTAGTCCATGAATTTGCTGGCCGTCTAGACGTCCTGGAAGCGAAAACAGAAGCGAAGGTGACCGAAGCGAGGGCTTGACAAAAATGGTAACGCGAAAACTCACAGACAAGCAGGAAACGGAACGTGCCCGCGGCTTCATTATCTATTTGCTCTATCTAAAAAAGCCGCACGCATTTGAGCTGAACTCTCTTTGGAGAACTATGGACGAGCACAACCAGCCGATCGGTCACCGCAGGTTTGTAGAGGAAGTCGACTATCTGCGGTCGCTGGGACTCCTACGAGTGTTCCCATCTCAATCAGAAAAAGAAATCACCGTCGTGGAGCAGGCACGACTCCTGCAGCGCTTTATCGAAACGCCAATGGCGCGCGATATGGGAAGCTTCGTCTATGCCCGGATTACCGCTGCCGGCATTAACTTCCAGGAAGGCAACTCTGAAGTTGTCGGAATTGAGCGCGTTGAATAGCCTATGCCTCCACGCTACGCAGTCGAGAATCTGCCGGCAGAGCAGTTTGAGTTCATTCTGAAGGCAATCGCCAACGGTGGAACTGACCGCTCGATCACTCTCTCCTTCGAAAAAGAATTCAAAGAAGTCGACGCCAAGCTGTCAAAAAGCTCCCTCGCGCGCTGGCGCGAAGCGGCCGGCAACGAACTTGCTGAGCGATATCGGTTCGTTCGATATCAAGCGAAGCAACTCCAGGAAGATCTAAAACTGGAGGACGCCGACAAGTACCAAATCGTTATCGACAACATTGAGGATCGGCTGCTTACGGCGACGAAGGAAATAATTGCCGAGAACCCGCTCAAGCTGCTGGGAATTCAACAGGAAGAGAAACGCCGGCAGTTGAAAGAAGCGGAGCTGCAACTTAAACGCGAAGCGCTGGACCTGGAGCGCGAAAAGCTGCGCGGCGCCGCAGTCGATCGGGTCAAACTAGGCGAGGAGTACTTCTCAGACCTGCTCGAATACATCGGCGAAGATCCGGAAGGGCTGCGGTTCTTTCAACGACACGCCAAAAAGTTTTCAGAGTTCCTCCAAATTAAATACGCGGCAGAAGCCCGAACATAGCGGAGGGCTTCAATGGTCACTCGCAGCCGCAAACCAGTTTCCAGAAAAACAAAATCAATCGACGAGCTAGTCGCCCAGGCAGAGAGCCAGGCGCGCAATGCCGGCGTTGAGATTGAGCCGGAGCAGTACTCGCTGGAGTGGTATCGGCAGGAGTGGCCGGCGCGGAAGAAAATCTTCCTCGAACGCGAGATCAAAATCCGCGACGCCTTTGACCGCAATAAGCTAAAGCCCTTCATCCTCAACGACGCGCAGAACGAACTCCTGCTGGCAAGCCTGGAGTCCAGCATAGATCCGTCGCTCGAGGACTACACACTCAAGTGCCGCCGCCTGGGAATCTCCACCTACTACCTGGCTGACTATCTGAGCGACGCAATCATGGAGGACGGCCATCATGTGCGCATCGTTGCGCAAGATCCAAAAACGCTGAAGGCCCTCATGACTTCGCTCAAGAGCATGCACACCGAATTGCGGGACGAAATCAGGCCGCGGCCAAAGTACGACGCAAAAACCGAATTAGAGTTCGACGATCCAGAGAAGAACGTTACTGGCTCGCGCGTTAGCCTTTCAACCGTCGTGGCTGGCAAGGAGGAAACCGGACGAGGGGACACCATTACCAGGCTTCACCTAACTGAAATTCCTTTTTGGCAGGGCGACCCAGAGATAGCAGCCGTCGCGCTCAGCGACGCTGCCAAAGGCGGAAAGATATCGGGCGAGTCGACAGCAAAGGGAGTCGGTGACTGGTTCCATAAGAAATACATTCAGGGAAAGCTTCACCAGAGCGGTATTCGTTCCCACTTCTTTGAGTGGTGGTGGAACTTCAACTACCAGCTTCCAGACTACGAGTTCAAGGTTTTCAATTCGGAGATCTATCTGGTCAAAAAAGACCAGGAGTTGGTGGTAATGGACGAGGCGCAGCTCTCCGCTGCTCGCGTCACGGATTACACGGCAGAAGAGCGCAATGAAAAGAACCTCCCGCTGCAGTCTGAAAAAGACTGCGCCGAGCAAATTCTCTCGTTTCTGAAAATCAAAGGTTACGTCTCGGCTGACGAAGACTGGTTGTGTGATGAAGTAGCGCGGCGCATTGCTTGGCGTCGCTGGGAATCCTCAAACGCGCGCAAAGGCTCGAAGAAGTTTCGAGTTGAGTATCCGGAGAATGACGTTGATCCGTTTGCGCAAACGGGCGGCTCTATCTTCGACAACTCCTATCTGCAGTTGAAGGCGACACCGCGCGCGGCTGAAGCTGGTCATCAGTACGTTGTGTGGCTTGACCCGTCGATGGGAATCGAAGGAGCCGATCCGGCAGCGTGGGGCGTAATCGATTGCCATACCGGCGAGGACGTTCACCAGGGCGCGGGCTATGAGAAGCAGGACGCGCAAGGCAAACGGGTCTGCGAGTTATCGGATAAGTACAATGGTGCCAGGATCGTGATTGAAAGCAACATGGGTGAGGCCGCGATTCTGGAAGCTGAGCGCCTTGGCTATGGCGACCGCCTCTATAAGCAGATCGACGTGCAAACTGAGCGCGATATCAAAGAGGGAAAGATCTCCACGCGGGACGCTCACGCGAAGGCGCGCCCTGGACTGAACATGACCGAGCGGGTGAAACGCTTGGTTATTAACGAGTTTGAGAAAGCCTGGCGCCAGGGAGATTTCAAATGTGCCTATCAAGAACTGATAGAGGAGGCTCGCGTATTCGTCCAGACCGGAAACACCATGGGCGCAAAGAGCGGCTATCACGACGATCGTATTATGGGCATCGCAATCGGATGGTACGTGGTGGTCACGGACCAGATTGGGCCAGTTGATTTCAAATCGAGCGGCCAGAAGCAAGGATTCGCCAGGCTAAAGGGATATTGAGTGAAGCCGTATTACGACGAGCACGGGATTACCATTTATCACGCGAGCTGGGAGCGGTTGTTGCCGACGCTCAAACCGAACAGCGTTGATCTGCTGCTGACCGATCCACCTTACGGGACCACGAACCTCTCCTGGGATAAGGCGGTCGACTGGAAACTCTTTTGGCCTATTGTCGAGCAGATCTGCAAATGCTATGCGAACATGATTTTCTTCAGCTCCGGGCTCTTTACGCACACGCTCATCGCGTCAAATAGAAAACATTTCCGCTACGAATTGATCTGGGAGAAGCCGATGCCGGTTGGTTTCCTGAGCGCGAATCGCCGGCCGCTGCGCGCGCATGAGAACATCCTGATCTTTAACTCTTCGTTTAAGCGAAGCGTTTACAATCCGCAATTCATCAAGGGGAAGCGGCACAAGATTTCGGTGTCGAAGGGTTTCACGTCCCACTATGGCAAGCATCACCGAGCGATACCGGAAAGAGTGACCGACAAGTGGCACCCGCGAAGCATTCTCCGCTTCAGCAAACCGCACGGCATGCAGTCGCTTCATCCAACACAGAAACCGCTGGAGCTCATGCTGTGGCTGATTCGCAGCTATTCACGGCCGCGTCACCTGGTTGTCGATCCTTTCATCGGTTCCGGCACAACCCTGGTTGCCGCAAAGCAAACCGGCCGGCGCGCGATCGGGTGTGACACGGAGGAGAAGTTTTGCGAGGCCGCAGCTAAACGACTCTGCAGCCTGAATTGATATGTATCAATTCAAACTCATGGGCCTACCCTCTCTCAATGTCTTACACGCCGCTTCGGTGGCTCCGGCCAGCATTTGATCGAAGAGTGTGGGCCAGATCAGCTCAAAGGTCTCGTATGGAGTTTCGGGGTAGTATCTGAGCCACATGGCCCAGGTCTTCATTTTCATGTAGGCGAGAAGTAAGCAAAACCACTCCTGCCGGTTTTCAGCGACACCCGTCTGGTCGGACATTTGTGGGAGGCCCTCCAGGGTTCTGATATTGGTCGGAAAGCTTTTTGGGAGACGCGGATTATAGGTGTCTGGACACACCTGGTGACAGTCTGAGTCGAACCAGCGAAGAGACGAGCTAATGCAAGAACACTTGTAAGCGGCTCGTGAATGGATCGAAGTTGGAGCGTTAGATGCCGGCGCCGGGGTTGTGGTTCCCAAGGGCGAACTTAGGACGATCAGAAAAGTGCCGGTTGTGGCAAGATCGTAAGTGGCTTATATTGATCGACGAGCGTCCCGTTAGCGGACCAGAAACAAATCTTTAATAGCAGGCAAGGATGCCTGCGCTCCCAACAGAGGCTCGATAGCAGCCCGCATCCGATTCGGATCGCGGGCTCGTTTCGTTTATGGCCGACTCAACCACAAAGCTCATTGATGTGCTCTCCGGCGAGATCCTCTCCAGCGAGCGCCTGGGGCAATTCATGATATTTGGCGGAGGCCTCGGCGGTGGGAACGTTTTCATTCCCGACGATCCGTCAGTCGTTTGGAATCAAATTCTGTGGGACCATCCGTTTGCGATGTACGTCTTTCGCGACCTGGAGCTGAAAGACGACATGCTCAGCTCAGCGCTGGAGACGCGCAAGGAAGCAGTTCTCGCCGATGAGCGGTTTGTGAAGCCGGCGAGCGACAAACGCCAGGACAAGAAACTAGCCGACTTCATCTCCGAGACTCTCGAAGGATATATGGGCGGCGGAGACGGTCTGAGGTTTGGCTTTGATAATTTTCTCTGGGAAGCGCTCAACGCGAGCGGCGATGGCGTGACCATAGGAGAAAACGTCTATGAGCATGCCAACGATCGCGTTTTCATCAAGAGTGTAAACTTCAAACCTCAAATGCTATTCAGCTTCGCTGAAGGCCCCCTGGCTCAATACCAAAACTACGCATTGCCGCAAACCGGACCTCTGCGTCTGCGCTCCGATCTCGGCTTCGCCTTTGAGGGTCTTGATCCGGAGCAGCCCTTGCCCGAAGGGAAGTTTTTCGTTCACACCTTTCGGCCTTACCAGGGCGACCGCTGGGGTTCGCCGCAAAAGCTACGTGCTTATTGGATTGCCTGGTTCAAAAAAGCCGGCATGAAACAGTCGCTCCGATTCCTCGAACGAGGGCCGGGCACTGTCTGGGCGAAATACAACACGGGCGGGGGCGAGGACGAAAAAAACAAAGCTCTGGAAGCCGCACAGGCCGCAGCCGAAGAAGCTTCAATAGCCACGAGCAAGGGTACCGAGATCGAGGTCCTGGAAAACGTGCGGGGCAACATGGGCAGCGCGCACAGTGAATTCCTCGATCGTTGCGACAATGGCATCGCTCGAATCGTCCTGGGCCAGACGCTTACCAGCAAAGGCAGTGAAGGCGGAGGCTCGCTCGCCCTGGGCGAAGTCCATGAAAGAGTAGCCGGCAGAAAGAAGGAAGCAGACGCGAAGTCGTTGATGCTGGCTGTAAATACGCAACTTGTTTTTCCGCTTGTGCTGCTCAACCAGGGGCCGGTGGAACGTCCACCCATCTGGATGATCAAATACCAGCCCGGCGCCGATCTGGAGTTGATGTCGAAAATCCTCTATCGAGCCTGGCAGCAGCGCGTTCCTTATACGAAGACGTTCTACTACGAGACGATGCAGATTCCGGCGCCGGCCGAAGGTGAAGACTTGGTTGAGCCGCCGACAAAGAGCGATGAAGACAGCGCGGTGCCCGGAGGAGAGTCGGCAACCAGCTTCGCTGAATTCACCGAGGCCGTAAAAAAAAAGTCCCGGCATTCGTTGAACGACAAGCGCGAGAAGCAGCCAACCTTGAACAAAGGACGCTTCAAGTCGCTGCAACCATCTACGATGAAATCCTGACCACGCTCGCGGCCGTGGTTGATAAACACGGCCTCACGCCCCCGCCGGCTGCCGCGTCGATTGCCGTCGACTTCGACTCACTGACTGAATTACTCGAGGAAAGTTTTCTGGCGTCTTACCTGCTTGGCCTGGACCACGTAGCTTCGACCGCCGACCGCCGACCGTCGACCGTCGCGTTTCAGGACCCGATCGCAGTTGGTTTCAACGTCCCACCACGCGAAGCCATAGAGCATTTCAAAGCGAAGAAAATAGTTCGCAAAAAGGAATTCAATAAGTTGAGCCGTGAAGCGAAGTCCGCATCGTTTTCAGTGAGCCGCGTTTACAAAGAAGATGTTCTCAAAGGATTCAAGCAGGAGCTGCACGACGCGCTCGACCAGGGAAGGACCCAGGCCCAGACGATCAAGCGGTTCCACGAGATCCTCTCCGGCGCCGGGCACAAGCAGCTTGGAGACTTTCACCTGGAGACAGTCTTCCGGACCAACATGCAGACGTCCTATGGAGTTGGCCGGCGCAAGGGGCTGGAAGAAGTAAAAGAGGATCTGCCGTTTTGGACCAGACACGCGGTAATGGACGACCGCACCAGGCCGAAGCACGTCGCGCTCAATGGGCTGACGCTTCCGGCCGATCACGAATTCTGGGACACGCATTTCGCGCCGGATGATTTCAACTGCCGCTGCATGGTAACGGCCGCAGTAACCATTCCCGATGGTTACGATCCGCGCAATCCCAGCGGCGTGACGGACGAATATGGTCAGCCACTGGTTCAGCTTTCCTACGACGCCCACGGTCTGCCGGCGAAGGTTGAATACGGCACAACTCTCTACGATCTGGCCGTCGGAGACTTCGCCGGCATTCCGCGCGGCGCCACTTTGCAGAGCGCGATCGAGGCAGGAGTGGAAAAAAGTCAACACTCCAGGCGGAAGAAGTAGGGAGGGAAATTTTGCCAGTTGTGGTTAGATCAAACTAGCGGTATGGTGATCGAAGAGAACAAGTTTCTTCTGATTTGAAAAGAAAGGAGAGAGGCCCTTGACATCTCGTAACTAAAAGTAAGGTAGCAGTCAGCAGAGAGGGTGGCGACAGGTGGCTTATCGCCACCCACCAACTTTGCGCGACGTTGGCCTGTGCCGAAAGTAACGTGCTGACCTAGCCACTTAGGAAGCGAAGCCGAATTGAATGATATTTGCGCAATTGAACGGCCATTGTAGGCCAATTATTTTTAGACCTAACCCCGCCATTTAACGATTTTAGAAAAATGATCGAAGTTCGCTGCAATCGCTGTAACAAGTTTCTCTTCGAAGTGAGTGATGACGCTCAGGGAACGGTCGGCGCCACCTGCCTGCGGTGCAAAGTGAAAAGACAGATCGTTATAACAGAGGACTTCAAACGCGTAGCCCGACAACAGCAGGCACAGCGGCATCCAAAAAACCCAGTTGCGGTAAACGAGCAACCGCGTTAGACTCCCGAATTGACAGTGCGCCCCGTTAGCGGGCCAAAGACAAAACATCATCTGAGCGGTGACCGCTTTCGCCGCCAGCTCTCATAGAGGCTCGATAGCAGCCCGTTGGTTAAACCAGACCAGCGGGCTTTTCGTTTTTATGACCACTAAAAAGAAACCAGGCTTCGACGGTCAATGGATCGACGGCACGCCGGTGGGCGACCACATTGACTCGACAGGAACGCCGATAACGATCGACGTCGCTTTCCTGGAAGCGGTGGTTAGTAACTACGACCCCAGCCTGCACACCGCCCCCGCGGTAATCGGACACCCCGAATCTGACGGCCCGGCTTATGGTTGGGTTATCGCTCTTCGAGTAAACGACGGCCGGCTCGAGAGACAGTTCGCGGAAGTCGATCCCAATTTTGAAGAGCTGGTGCGCAAGGGCTATTTTAAGAAGCGGTCCGACGCCTTCTATCTCGATCCAAAATCCTCGCCTAACGGAAAAGCTCCTTATCTCAGGCACGTTGCTTTTCTCGGAGCACAGCCGCCCGCCATTAAGGGTATCCGCGACATCCACTTTGAAGAAGGCAAGATCGTAACTGCCGACATCGATTCCAGCACAACTGAATTCAGCGAAGGAGACGTTATGACAGACGCCGAAAAGAAAGCCGCCCAGGAAGAAGCAAAGAAGACCGTGCGCGAAAGCGTCAGCGAGTTTTTCAAAGAGCTGTTCGGCGGCAAGGACGACAAGGCGACGGCCAGCTTCAGTGAGGCCGATCAGCAGAAGTTGATCGTCAGAGCCACCGAAGCGGCCGAAGCGAAGTTCTCCGAAGAGCTGAAGAAGCGCGACGAAAAAATCGAAGAGCTAACGACCCAGGTGAGCCGGCACGGCAGCTCGACCACGCGCGCGTCGATCGTCTCCTTCTGCGAAGATCTGCAGCGCCAGGGCAAGTTCCTCCCCGCCTTTAAGGCAGCCGGCGCTATTGAGTTTATGGAGCTGCTGGCGTCAATCGCAGACACGAAGGAGACGAAAGTGTCTGTCGTCAGCTTCGCCGAAGAGAACGGAGTCGAAGTCGAGAAGAAGGTTGAAATCACACCGCTCGACTGGTTCAAGAATTTTCTGTCCTCGCAACAGCCGTTCATCCAGTTCGGAGAAAAGTTTGGCAGTCTCCGTCTCAAAGGCGACGGTTCGCAGATCGCCGATCCGAAGCAGATCGATTCGTTGCGTGCTGGCATGGGTGTGAAAACGGAAGCCGCCGCCGCGAAATAGTTTTGACCCCGTCTGCGTGAGCGGGCGGAAACGAATAAGAGGAGAATTCCTATGCCGCCAACCCAGACCACTGAAACCTTTCCCCGGCGCGTGCCGCTTGAAGCCGTTCGTGCTGACCTGGCTGTGCAGATTCCGTTGACCGTGAAGGCTGCCACTGGTGTGCGCCGCGCCGCGGTCCTCGGCGTTATTACAGCCACGGACTATATCCGCGAGCGCTCACGTTCAAATGCGGCCGCTGCTTACGCGGTCGGCGTCCAGGTGATCGAAGTCGACGACGCCTCGGTGTTTATTCCCGGCGACGTGCTGAAGCTCGAGGACGGCACCGCAGTCGGCACCATCGCCGCCGCTGGAGTGAACGTCGACGATAACGAGCTCACGCTGGTTGCGGTGACCACCGCGGAGATCGCAGATGGCGATGCAGTTCTAGCCTCTGACGGCTCGCAGGTGGCAAAAGCGATCGCTGACGAAGCGGTAGCTGCAGCGCAGTCTGTCGATACTGTGTTGTCTCCTTATATCGGCGGCGCGCTGAAGCGCAGCCTGCTGATTGGATTGGACGATTCGGCGATCGCTGAACTCGGCGGCGCCGTATTTCCGGGCGACATTTTTAAGTTCTGATTTTTGGTTAGGACACGCACGGGCAGAAATGCCCTGTACCACTCAAAGAGGAGCGGCTAATGATTACTTATCGATTTCCCACTAACGTTTCGGTCGACGGCGTGCTGCAGGAGTATGTCATTCAGCGCGAGAAGCTAAAGGGCATCAATTTGCTGCCTTTTCAAAATCTCTACACGCAGCGCGTTGTCTGGGACGAGTTGGATCGCGAGCGTGGCGCCACGGCTCCTCATAACATGAACGCCGATCCCAAGGTCGACGATCGGCCCGGTTCGAAACGTCATGAGTACACGCCCATCCCGCACAAAGAAACTGACCTTCTGACGGAGCGCGACATTCTTATGCCGGCCACGCTCGGCACGCTGGGCGGTGTTCTGGATCTGAGCACTGAGATCGGGCGCATCACCAAGGCGCGGGCCGACAAGAGTTACATTCGCGCTGAAATGGAAATCTGGCAGGCGCTGCGCGGCCATCTCCAGGTGAATGAGAATGGCGTAGTGGTTGACGAGGTTTTCCCGATTCAAACCTACAACGCTTTGGTGGATTGGGACGAATTTGAGACGGCCACAATCCTTGTCGACTTAATGAACGTTGCCTTGAAGTTTCGCTTCACCGGCGCGTCGGCTCGCGGGGCGGTAGGTTACCTCACGCAAACAACGGCGAATTGGGTGTTGAGGAATATCAACCCCGATGACCTCAAGGGATTTCAAAATCAGAACTTCCTGTCGTTGCCTTACAGTCTCGACCAGGTGAACACGATCCTGACTGCTCGCGGTCTTCCCACGCTCGAAGTTTATGACGAGGGCTACGTCGACGAGGAAGACGTAGAGCAACGATTTGTCGAAGACGGCGAAGTCGTCGTTATAGGCAAGCGGATGGACGGGAATCGCATTGGTGACTACGGTCTCACGCCGACCGCTCACCGCCAGGAGAACGGCCAGCCTGCGCCGGGCTTCTTCTCGATCGTTGAAGTCAACGGCCAGCCGAATCCAGGATCGGTGACTGTCGCCCAGCTCGGCTCCGGAAAGAATCCGAAGATTGAAATCACGGGCGGCATGTACGGCGGTCCTCGTCTCAAGTACCCCCGGTCGGTCGTGAAGATGGATGTGAAGCTGACGTAATTCTCGCTTGGTTAGCGCAATGGCCGATGCGAATCCCAGGGTCCATCTTGGCGAGTTGCCGCTGACGGCCGAGTGGCAGGTGTATGTGGCGCCCATCAATTGTTCCTGTATCGAGTTGACCGCCGATAAGGATTGGGCCTGGTGTAGCGATAAAGAGTCGGGAGCGGTTAGAGCGGTGCCGGCGTTTCAGCGAGAGATGGTTGTTCCTAAGGTCGACAGGCTGATCATGAAAGGCGAGCCGGTAGTCTGGGTCAAGGCAGAAGAAGAGGGAACGTTGTTCGAAAAGTGCGTGAGGTGAGGATGAAGGATTCGCGGACAAATTTGGCGGTTGCTGTGGCGGCAATTCTCCTGGCCGTGCTCTGGCCGGTTCGCGCACAGCAAAACGTTTCCGCGGGCGGCGCCGTCTCGATCGTGCAGGGCGGCAATACTGCCACAGTCTCCGCGTCCAATGCGCTCAAGGTTGACGGCTCGGCCGTAACACAACCAGTAAGCGGCACCTTCTGGCAATCCACGCAACCGGTCTCCGGTCCGTTGACGGACGCGCAACTGCGAGCTTCGGCCGTCCCGGTAACCGGCAGCTTCAGCGCCACACCTCTGACGGGCTGCGGCTCTACCAACTACGACTCCGGGATTATTACGATCCCAAACTCGACGACTGTCCTGACGTCGACCGCAACCTGCGTGAGCGTAATCATCCTGATCAATCTCACCAGCACGCAGCAGACCTGCACGGTCACCGATGGCCAGGGCTCGCCGGCGAATCTAGTCCCACCAAATTTTGATCTCTGGCCGAAGACTGACGCCGTCTTTAATCGCTATGGAGCGAAGGCGCTGAGCGGGATCAAGTGGAGCTGCACCAACGCTGCAGCAGTGGCGGGAATTGTGAGAGGTAACCAATGAGCCGGCCAATACCACTTCACTATGCGCTGATCCTGTTCCTGCTTGTTGGCGGTGTCGTCGCTTCGCCTGAGCTGACGGCGTCGAACAATGGTAGCGAAGTGCGCTGTGATTCGTCCGTTGTCATCAACCAGGCGACGGCAACAACCACGCAGCTCGTCGCGCTTTCCGCAGGGAAGAAAGTCTACGTTTGCAGTGCGACAGTGAACCAGGTGGGCGCCACCACCGCGCCGACATTCAAGTTTGTGTACGGCACGGGGGCCAACTGCGCCACCAGCCCCGTTGATTTGACCGGAGTCATCAGCGGCGCAAACGTCGCCGGCACGATTACAAATGTTCAGCTCGGGGGGAACGGCCTGGGCTATGTATTTTCGACGCCGGCGAGCCAGGCGCTTTGCATTACGACCACGACCACGCAGGCGCAGAAAGGTCTGCTGAGTTACACGCAATTTTAGGAGGCAGTCGGCAGGAGGCAGGAGAACGAAAATGAATATCAATAAAAATTCGCTTAACAGGAACACACCGATCCTTGCGGCCGCAGTAGTCGCAATCGTTGCCATGCTGCTTTCCACTTTCCTGGTGAGCCATACGGAGGCGGCAGCCGCGTTGTGGTCCATTGCCCGGACCGGGAGCGCAATTAGCATCGCCGACACCGGCGCAATATCCATCGCGCCAAAGTCCGGCAAGCGCACAACCGTGACTCGCGGGTTTGTTCCCTACTCGACGAAGACCGTGCTTACACCTGGTGCGAACGTCACCGTGGATTCGACGCTCGGCAACTACTTCACGCTGACGCCGGCTGAAGCGGAAAACATCAACGCCACCACAGTCGGAGCGCAGGGCCAGCCGTTGATCATTGAAGTTGTCACGTCAGGCACAAACAGCTACGTGCTGACCTTCAATACCAACTTCAAGTCGACCGGCACTCTGACCACGGGCACCGTGAGCGCCAAGACTTTCGTGATTTCTTTTTTAAGCAACGGCACAAACTACGTTGAGACCGGCCGCACAGCAGCGCAGTAAGGGGACCGGCGCTTAGCGCCTGACGGTCTTTGAAAAATGGGCGTTTACATTAGCCAGGCAGAAATTGAAACGCGCATCGAGCGAACAAAGCTGATTCAGCTTACCGACGATGCCCGGACCGGTGACGTGAATGCGGCGGTAGTGGCAGCCGCTATCACTGACGCCGAAGGAACCTTCGACTCATACGCTCGCACGCGCTACACCCTCCCGGTGCCTGTTACTCAAAAGGTCAAATCAATTTGCCTGGATATCGCGGTCTTCAAGCTGTTCGAACGCAGGGCGTCAACGAAGGACGGGATCTTTGAACTTAAAGAGCGGGCCTACGACAAGGCAATCAAATTCCTCGAGGCGATCGCGAAGGGCACGGCGGCGCTTGATGTGCCAGCGGCAGAAGAGACGAAAACAAATCCGGCCAGCGCCGACGAGGTCTTAAGCGGTTCGTCACGGCCGTCGCCGTTTTCGGATGACAACTTACGGAATTTCTAATTGTCCTGCTCTTTGAATCTATGGCTGAAGACATCCACGGGCTGAGGTTACTACTGGATCGTATCGGGCAGATGGAGCAGGACGTGCGCCATGCCGATCGCGTGCTCAGGGTTGCCGGCGAGCTCGTGGTCACCTCGGTCCATAAGAATTTCCAGCAGGAAGGCCGGCCAAAAAAGTGGACGCCGCTTAGGCCCGCGACGATAGCCGCCCGGCGCAGAGGTAAAGGTCGCGGGGGAGTCAAGATTCTCCAGGAGAACATCCATCTACTAGGCGGCATTCATAAGGAAGTTGTAGCCGGGGGAGTAAAAATCGCAACTAGTCCGCTCCCGTATGCCAGACGCCAACACTTCGGTTACGTGGGATCAATGAAGATGGGGTGGGACAGACGGGCAGGGAGGCCCACCAAATCAGGTGGACCGGGCCGAGGACACGCTTTCACGCCGGCGCGGCCGTATCTGATGATCCAGCCCGAAGACATCACGGACATCGGCAACGTCTTTCGCCGGCACATCGCTCGTAAATAGAAAGGTCAACTTATGCGCAGGAAACTTTGGCTCGTATTGATGTTGGTCCTGGTGCTCGGTACCTCCGGAGGCAGCCAGTTCTGCGGACAGTAGGAAAATGCCGGAGTTCGATTTCTTTGTCGGTGGGATTGAAGACGGCATCACTGAAATCTTGTGGGCCGCATTGGGTAGCGCGGCAGAGCCGCCAGGTTATTTGAATGAGATCGCAATGTACGGTGGAGAGCTCGACGAGAAAGTCCTGAAGCAGTTCATCGACGAGCTCACACCGCGCTTCCCGTTAATGCTCGTGACCTATGGCGACGGTGAAGACGATCTCGCACCGGCAACCGCTCCGGTCTTTGGCGAGCCGCGAATCTGGCGCCACGACTGCACGTTCAGCGTTATCTGCTGCTCAGACGACGCCCGCGGCGAGACGGACCAGCGAAGGGGTGTTGGCGGTGCTTACCAGATGGTTGCGGATGCGCGGAGGCTGTTAGCCGGCCGGCAGTTGAAAAAGGAAGGCACGCTATTGACGTTCGAGCCACTACGACCTTCCGGAGTGGAATACCTGGCCCGGCTGCCGCAGCTCACGGCCTATTCGGTCCACTTCGATACTTACTTTAAATGGACCGAGCCCGACAGGCGCGCTGCCGGTATCCCGGTTGAAGGATTGATTTTTGATGTAACACCGCTCGGTGGGCCAACTCGGCCAGGCGGAAAACCCGGAGTGATATTCGAATGATAGTCAAAAATTTATACGCACAGCCGCTCACGCTTTCGGACGGCACGGTGCTCTCGGCCGCGGGCACTGAAGGCTCAGCCAAAACCGTTGCCGCCCTCGACGAGCGCGATATTAAACGCCTGGTGCGTCGCGAGCTGATTAGCGTGCGCGACGATGAGATTCAGGCGGCGGCCCCGAGTCCGAAGCAACCCAAAGCCCAAAGTTCTGAGACGGTGAAGGAGACCTAACAATGCAAAGCTTAGTCGTTGAAAGCAGCAAGCCCGGTGTGATCGCGATCATCAACGCCGGCCAGGTTGCGCGGTCAGTCGAGCGGCAGCCGACCTCCACATTCTTTGTGGTTGGCTATTCGCCCTGGGGGCCGACAGAGTCTCCCCGAACCATTACGAGCTGGGCTGACTACGTGCGTCAGTTTGGCGGCTTCGATGCCAACTCCTATTTGGACGACGCGCTCTATACTTTCTTCAATCTCTTCCCCGGCGCCCAGGCAGTCGTCTGTCGCGTCGTTGGTGACGCGGCGGCCGTAGGTACGTTGTCTTTGAAAGACCGCTCTGCCGGCGCCGGCCTCAACACGCTGCGGGTCGACAAGAAATATCCGTCAACCCGAGTCGATGTGAAGGTAACGATCGAAGATGGGACAGATGCCGACACCTTCAAGCTGACTGTTCGCAGCGCCTTCCTTCAACGCAAGGAAATTTACGACAACCGGTCGATGAACGACGCCGCCACACTGGCGGAGATCAATCAGAAATCTCAGCTCGTCGCAGTTACCGATCTCGGCAGCGCGACCGCCTCGCCAAACGATAATCCTCGCGTGCTTGTTGAGACAGCGCTGTCTGACGGCAGTGATGATTTCGCGGGACTCGCCGCTGCCGACTACATCGGAACCGACAATGACGTAACTCGCACCGGCCTTCAGACCTTCAAGGACGAAGCGTTTGGCACCGGCCAGGTGGCGATCCCTGGATTGACCACCGATGCGGTCCACGCCGCTTTAGTAGCGCACGCTGAAACCTTCCACCGGCTCGCGTTGATTGATCCGCCACTCGCTTCTGACAAGGACGACGTGGTCACGGTCCGCGACAACTACGGCACCTGGTACGGCGCTATCTATTGGCCCTGGGTGGAAGTACTCGATTACGAAGGCACCGGCGCCAGAAAGTTTATTCCGCCTTCGGCCTTCGCCGCGGGTGAATGCGCCAGAGGCGACCGCACGATCGGGACGCACCGGGCGCCGGCGAATCTCGCCTCCATTCCGGGAGCGATCGGTGTGGAGCTCACGTCCGGAGGCGCATCGCAAACCGATGACAATACAAGGGAGTTCCTGAACGGCCATGAAGTCAACGTCATCGCGACGTTGCCGGAACAGGGCGTTCGAGTTTATGGAGCGCGCGTGATGACCGCCGATCGCCGCGTCTCCTGGGTCCATCAAATCCGACTGCTCAACCTCTTCTACTACTCGCTGAAAGTTGCCTATAGCTGGGCAGTGTTTTCAGTCGTCGACGGCGGCGGCCGGCTCTTCCGCGATCTCCGCACTACCGGCTCGGCATTTCTTCGCAGCTTTTGGCAGTCGGGCGCGCTCTACGGAAAGAAAGAGGAAGAGGCTTTCAGCGTAGTCGCCGACGCCAGCAACAACCCTCCGGGAGAGCTGGAGGAAGGCCGCGTTCATGTTCAGGTTGGGGTAAAGATTTCACCGACTGCTGAACAGATCTTCGTCAACATCGACAACGTGCCGTTGTTCCAGGACCTGGGCATCCTGCAGTCGTAAATCAGAACCGGGAGCGGTAGCGACCGGGTAAAGAAAGACAGCAGGCAAGACGCCTGCGCTCCTAAAGGAGAAGTTTAGATGTCAACCAAAAATCGATTCGTGGTGGAGATTGAAGGCATTGATCAGATTCGCGCCACGAAGGTGGACGGCCTCGACGTGATCAAGCACACGCCGGCGAAGTTGATGATCGGCAATCGGCCCAACCCAATCCACGGCCGTGGCAATTACGAGGTGGGCGAAGTCACTGTCAGTCATGCCGAGGACCTCGGGCAGACGGCGGAGCAGGTTTTCCTTTGGCACCAGAACTACATCAAGGGATTTGACCTGGCTAAGCGAAATGCTCGCGTGGTGGAAATGGGCGAAGACGGCGTGTCGGTAGTGGCCGAGTATGAGTTGCAAAACTGCGTGCCGACCAGCTTCAAAAACGACGGCATGGACGCAACCAGCAGCGACCACGCGTTCTTCACCTTTGGTTTCCAGCCTGAAGATTCGAGCCGGTTTTAGATCATGGTCCAGGAGTCACCGACAATTCAGGTTAACCTTACTCGCGGTTACACCGACGAGAAGGGGCAGGTCCATCAACTCGTCGTAATTGGAAAACGACTAACCGGCGCCGCTTTGATGGCTGCCAGCGAATCTCCGGAAGCGGCGCTTTCTACTCAGCACGAGCTGCTAATTCTGCGTGCCGGCATTACACAGTTCGGCACGCTTCCGATTCCTCCTCCGCTAAAAGCATTTCTCCCGCTCGGTGAAACCGAGATAGATGACCTGGTCGAAGCGCATAACCGTTTTCTCGCAGAGAGTCTGGATGGAAAGCTGCCGGAGTTCCTTTCTGAATCAGAACTTAAGCTGGCAATTGGCTACGACCTTAACGGTCTCATCTATAACCGAGTGCGGTTCTCCAAATGGATTACCGGCTTTGACATGGTGGAAGCCGATCGCAAGGGACTGCTCGGCCTCCGCAGAGAGCTCTTCTTCATTGGCCGCCAGATAGATCGTTTGAGTTCTGAAGATGGGAATGCGGAATTGCCTGGCCCCATCGGCCTGGATGTTTTCGCGCGCCTGGATGGGGTCGATATTGTAGCGATGCGAGGTGCCGCCATTCGATGGCGGGAAAGCTTTCGAATTGGCGGAGTCAAAGTTTCGGGAAACGGGAACGGCAAGGACAGCGGTTCTCCTAATGCGACACCTCCGGCAGCCGGAGCAAGTGATTCTCTCGTGGCCACTGGAAAGACTTGATAGTTATATCCAGGCACTAAATGACATCTTTTCGGAAAAATGAAAGGGGAGCGCTTGCTCCCCTTTAACAAATCAGCGGGCTTCTCATGGCAGGTTCAGTCTACGAATTAGCGATCCTCTTAAGCTTACGCGACATGGCGAGTGGTGGCTTGGCGCGCGCGGAAGCCAACCTGCGCGCCACAGGTAAAGAGGGTCGCGCTATGCTGCGCACCTTTGAAGATCTGAGAGGCAGTTTAAAAAAGGATCTCAGCGTCGCTGGCATGGGTGTGGGTGTCCTGGCTCTGATGGCCAAAGGGGTAAAAGTCGCCGGGGACTTTGAGTCCGCAATGGCCGACCTGCGGATGTCAATCGAAGAAGTCGACAGCGCCGGTAATATCAATCTCAACAAACTCACCGGCGAATTCAACCAGCTCGAATCTGTGGGAGTCCGACTCGGAAATCGACTTCCAGGTACCACCCAAGATTTCATTCAGATGTTCTCCACGCTGAAGCAGGGAGGACTCGAGGCGAAGACCATTATCGACGGCGCCGGCGAGTCGGTGGCCAACCTCGCCGTGGTAACTGGTGAAATTCCAAAAGACCTGGCTGAGCCGTTCGCGCAGTACGCACAGCAGTTCCAGCTTACCGGCAACGAGGCTATAAAGCTTTCCGACACACTCGCTCGCATCCGGTTTGCCACGGGTCTCCGTCCCCAGGAGCTAATCGAAGGCTCGAAGTTCTTTCAACTGCGCGCCGGCATGGCGCTCAAGATGACAGGCCTCGAGGGAGCGGATGTGGGTGGACGACTGCTGGCAACTCTTCGCAGCTACGGCCTCGAAGGCGGCATAGGTGGCCGCGAGTTGGGCGGCTTCATGCTCTCGCTCAACTTCAATACGAAGGAAAAGCTAAAACTGATTAACGAGCTGAAGAGCACCAAGGGAATTGACCTGAAGTTCTTTAGTGATAAAGGCGCGTTCCTCGGCGTTGAAAACGTCTTCACGCAAATGGAAAAGTTCCGGAGGCTCTCGACTCAGGACCAGATGAAGTTTGGTGAAAAGCTTTTCGATCGTGAGGGGATGGCGATCGCCTCGATCTTCATGAAGTCGGGAGTGGAGGGCTGGAACAAAATCAATCAGCGAATTGAGAAGGTGCCATCACTCCAGGAACTGATAAATCAGAAAACGGAAACTTACAACGCGAAACTCGAAGCCGTGCAGGGCACGATTTCAAACCTGGCAGCGACAAGCTTCACGCCAATGCTGAACACCGTAAAGCCGGCGCTGGATTTAGTAAACAGCCTGGTTGGGGGTCTTCAGGGGGTTGCAAAAGAACATCCCGGCATCGTTGGGATAGCAACGGACTTTATCGGTGTAACCAGCGCAGCGGCGACCGTTGTTTTTGGCCTTAAGGCCGGCGTCACAATGATTGGGTTGTACCGGCTAGCTTCAACTGTTGCGCTGAAGTCGGTCCAGGGCGAATTGCTCATGACAGGAGCAGCGGCCGACGTGGCGGCAGTGAAGATAGGGCGGATCGACAAGATGATTGCCGGCATTGGCAAGATGGGCGCGTTGAAAATAACAGTTGCTCTGGCTGCGGTGGGTGCGGGTGTTGAACTTATTAAGTGGCTGTACGAAGAGAATCAGAAATATGAGGCGGAACTGGCCCGACGTCGGGAACAGCTTTCCGGTACACATGAGGAGGCACAATCAAAGGGCCAGCTATTCGGCCCCCGGACGCGAGAGCAATTCTTCCAGGAAGAGGTTCGTCGGCTTGAATTCAAAACATACGGATTGCCGGCTGGTAGCAAGGAGCGCGAATTAGCACAGATCGATCTGCGCAGCCGGCAGCAGCAGTTGGACAGTGAACGATCGAAGCGCGAGTCGCAGGAGCGTCTAGCAAAGGAATCGATGAGCGTCATGGCGATGCTTATGCCGACGTTCGGCGGCACTGGTGCCGTTACGCTCCCCTGGGAAGACAAAAGGCCAGGCCATTTTGAAGAGCCAGCGAAGCCCGAACGTAGGTTATTGATTGAGCGACTTCAGGCGCAGACTGCGCTTCACGATCCTAATGTCCTGGCGAAATTCATTCAGGAGGTTAAGCGAGGCGGATTTGCAGAAGGAGGGGTGAAGAGCGGCGAGGAGATCGAGCGCTTCCTGAATGTCTTGAAGGATGCCTTTGCGAAAGACGATACATTCAAGAAAGCTAACGACATCGTCGCGCTTGAGCTGGTGGCTCTGTCAGAACAATCGCAGAAGCTCTCCAAAAGCCTGTTCGATTTGTCACGACCTGCTGAACAGTTACCCCAATCGTTTAGCCGCGTTGCGGACGCGGCTACTCGGCTCGTCACTCGATTTAACAGTCTTGATTTCGAGCATTCGTTTACGATGAGCCCTTACCCTCAACAGTTCCAGCCAGGACAGTCGTTCAGGACGCCCATTCGCACCGAGCCGTCTTTCGACAGCAGCAGCTTCAACCCGCCCGCAAGTCGCAAGAGAGCGAGCGGAGGTCCGGTGCACAAAGGCATTTCCTACCTCGTCGGTGAGCGCGGGATGGAGCTGTTCACGCCTGACTCGCATGGCCACATTACGTCGCACGAAAAACTCGTCGAGATATCGAAGTCCAGAACTACACGCAGCGATTCGCAGGTTGCGCAGCTCACAAATCTACGATCCGACGTGAACCGATACGAGAGCGAGCGCGTTCAGTTGCGGCCGGACGCAGCGGCGGCCGCCGAGCGCAGTGTGGCAGGCGCTTCACCGCGCTCAGCCCCCGTAATAATTAACTACTCGCCTAAGGTTGAGCTTCACGGCAACGGTGGCGCAGGCGTCTCTCCTGAGCAGGTGCGATCGATGCTGGCTGAGCAAGCTGAAGAGCTAATGCGGATCGTCGAGCACCAGCTTGAAATCCAATTGGAGCGGGCGTGAAGACGCAGAGCAAGAGCCAGGAGCTAACTCCGCTGGTAGACAGGGAAAACCAGCCGTGCAACCGGTGCGAAAGAGGGGCCTATCGGGTCCCGTCACCACGCGATCATCGTCACCCTGGCTTTCTGCGTTGCACGAGTTGCGGAGACGAGGTCGAAAGATTTGGACCTGACGTAAACCATGAAGAGTGACAACTTCATACTTATCAACCTTGAAGGCGGGGAAAGTTTTGTCTTTATGTTTTTCCCGACTGATGTTCAAACGACGCGGCGCGCAAATTGGGAGCCGCAGGATACAACGCTAGGAACGAAGCCGATCTTTTATGGCAACCGAGATCCTAAACGCATCAGCGTCCCGGAAGTTTGGCTTGACCAGGCCGACACGAATGAATCGATCGCACCAGACATCGTCGCGCTCTTTGATCTGCAGAAGGAAAGCAAACAGCACGGCCGGCCTCCGGCATTGCTGGCAGCCTGGGGCGACAGGCAGGAGCGCTGCGTGCTTGAAGAGGTGACGGTCTCGGAAAAGTTTTTCTCTCCGGAGGGAATCCCTTTACGCGCGTCAGTGAGCCTGCAGCTTCTGGAGCTGCAGCAGGAACGCGAGATGGTGACCAGCACGGTTCGTGATGTTGAAACGACAGCCGGTGACAGCGGTTCGGGGATAGGGAACTTTTAGGAGGCAGGCGTGGGGAAGCAGGACGCGGCAGAAAAGAAGAAAAAATCACAGCTACGGCTTTCATGGCACACGATGCAGGAGTCCAGCCCAATGTATTGGGCGCCCGTGGGAGAGCTCATCAAACTCTACGTTAAGTTCACTCGCAGCAATGGTGAATATTTCTGGCAGGTGGAAGCACACGGGCAAGGGACAGCCGTTTTGTATGGACAAGAAGGACCCAGACTGTTTCGGTTGGACCAGGTTGAAGAGGCCAAGCTGGCGGCCGAGCAATTCGGGGTTGAGGTCATGCAACAGCAGATACGCAGCCTGATAAATCGAGTTGATTGATGGAACGGCGATGAGATCGGTTACGCCCTATGAAAGATTTGGAGAGCCAAGCCCGGAGCCGGATGCTTATCTCGAGGAGATTATCTTCCGCGCCGGCGACACGATTTCTGGTTTGGCCCATCGCACTTATGGCGACTGGCGATTGTGGCGTCTCATCGCTGATCGGAACGCGATCGTTGACGTCCGCAAGATCGAGCCAGGCACGCGACTGCTGATTCCGCCGCAGCCGTTGGAGAGTGGACGCTACGAGTCGACATGACACCGCACGCGATCTTTGAAATTGACGGCCGTGCCTGGGATTCCTGGAAAGAGGAGCAGCTCATTACCCGCGTCAACGCAGAGCTGACTACTGGCGAAGCCTCGCAGGTGACTATGGAAGTTTTTGATCCGGATTTTCGGTTCATTAACAACTATTCGAAAGCCGATGGTATTCCCCTGGCGACGATCCGGGTGTGGTTGGGCTTCGGAGAAAAACTCGGCGAGCCGGTCTTCAAAGGTTTGTTAGCGCGCGTCCAACGCGGCAACAAAAACACCAGCTTCATTGCCTACGACATGGGCTACCGGATGCGGCTGGTGCAGAAGGCCGAATATCACAAAGGCGATGACCTGGCGATTATCAAGAACGTTGTGGAGCGAAACGGAATGAGGTTCATCGGGCCGGCGAAACCACTCAAGCTCGAGCCCCACAAAGCGATGGCCCAGGATGAACAAACCGACTGGCAGTACATCTCGGAGATCGCGCACGACGCCGGCCTGCTTATCTGGGTCAGAGAAGACACGGTCTTTGCAGACTACCCGGCGAAGGTTGGGACGCCGAAACGCACACTCGTTTACCGAAAAGACTTCGAGCTGCTCAGCGACTTCGATCTGCAGTTCAAGGTCCCGGAGAACAAAGCCGGCCGGCCGAAGGGAATTGAGGTCCGCGGCCGCGGTCGAGGCGGTAAACGGTTGAGTGGCAAGTCGGATGAGAGCCAGCGTGGCCATGAAGAGCTGAAGCTGAAGCGCGATCTCTCGCAGCACACAAAGGCGCGGGCCACTGCTCGAGCGCAGGCACAGAAGGAGTTGGACCGGGAGCATGCGTTCACGCTCAGTATCCGGACGATCAAGGCAAAGGGTTACGGCCGCGATGACGTGCGCGACACGATCCGGATTCAGGAGGTTGGCAAGCTGTTCAGCGGTGACTACCTCGCAGATAGAGTCACACACGATTTTGCACCGGGGAGGCTGACGACAGGGTATGAGCTTTATCGAGACGTGAAAGAGCAGTAGGCAGTAAGCAGGAGGCAGGAATGACGAGGAGAAACCAGCAAGACGCAACCAGGGCTGACGTAAAAGCAGTAAACGAAAAGCTCAAGCTCCTACAAAAGAAATGGCGAGAGGAAGTTCGCGTGCTGAAACAGAGAGTGAAGCTATTGGAGAAAATCAACACCGCCGTGCGGAAGAAATCCTGCGCTGAGGAACGCGGCGACATTCGGATTTGATTATGGCAAAGAGGCTTCACCAGCATCTGCAGCGGAAAGCGGAGGAAGATGTCGACGACCGGTTGGTCGGCGTCGAAGCGATCGTGGCTGTCACTGAGGACCCGGAAAACCTGCATCGCGTTAAGGTGATTATCCCGATGATGGATGAAGACCGAGTGCTCGATAAGTGGGTGACGCCGATGGTTCCCTACGTTGGTGGTCCTGGCTTCGGGTCTTTCTTCGTGCCGCGAAAAGGTAGTGAGGTGCTTCTCTTCGGCCGGCTGGGCCAGAAGCACAACCTCTTTTGTGCGAGCGTCTACAACGAGGACCACCCGGTGCCGGCAGATTTTCAGGAGCAGGATGCGGAGACAGTAACCGGCTTTCGGGTCCCAGGTGATTTCAAACTAATTGTTGAAGGCGACCTGCAGATTCGATGTGGTGCTCTTCACCTCGAGACAGACGGTGCGATCAACGTCATTGCGCCGGGTGGCCTCTTTGTGAACGGGAAGCCGGTGGCTTAAAGCCGATGACTTACAGCGAGCGCGAAAGAGCGATGCGTGAAATTGAAGCCAGGCGTAATTGTTCCGGACGCACGTTTGAGAAAGAGCACTCGATAGACGAAATTTTATGGCGGTACGAAGGAGCTGTTCACGATGACCAGGGAAGACGCATTAAAGCTATTCCAGACACCTACTCCGGATGAGACAGCGAGAGCGGCTTACGCCGTCGTTGATCGAATCTTTCCGGAGACGGCTGAGGCTCTATTCAACGAGCTGCAGGATGGTCCGGGTAAGACCGTTGCGATTAGGAAACTGCAGGATGCTTACCTGAGTGCGAAGGCGTGCATTGCTAACGAAGGAAAATAGAGAGTGATTCCGCAAGCTAAGCTGCCAAACATTACGCTGCCAACCATTCGCAGCATCCCGTCGATCCCACACGTCGGCAGTGCCGGCGCAAGTGGAACTACCTATATCGGCGAGCAGTTTGGCAATCTTCCGGACCTGCATGCGGTTCTGCACATTAAGACGCTGAAGAAAGCACTCGAGGAGCAAATCTATGCGCTCATCCAGGGAAAGCTCCCGGACCCGGCCAGGCCTATTCCCTACGACGCTCGCGCGCTTCAGCTCGTGGATGAGGTGGCCGAGCTGGCCAGCAGTCTCAACGACGTGGTCGCCGGCGTGATGGCCGAAGTCAATGCGGCCATCGATTTTGTGAACGGAAAGATTGCCGAGGTTAACGCGGCGAAGGCGGCGATCGAATCTGTCCCCCAAGGGGCGCGTGATGCGGTCCAGCAGTTAATGCTTCAGCGCCACGATCGCTACGCCCACGAACTGACGGCGCAGGCCGGCCGTCTCGAATCAACGATTGAGAGCATAGGAAGTTAGGGAGTCGAAGATGAAACCTTTATTACTTGCCATTCTCATCGCCTGTAGCGTTACCGCGCTGGGCCAGGAGAAACCGGCAACACAGCAACACAGCAAAACGGCAGAGCAAACGCCGGCACCGCAATTAAAGGCCGAGGACCTGCTCAATATTCGCAATCTGCAATTTGACCAGGCGAAGCGGCTGCTGGAGATGCAGAGCTTGAAATCGCGTTACGAGCAGCTCCAAAACGAGTCACAGAGTTTTCAGCCGGCGTTGAGAACCATGATCGAGGCCGCGGCGAAAGCTGCGAACGTTGATTTAACGAAGTGGGAATTCGACTCCGACTCGTTGAAGTTTGTTGCGCGTCCGATGCCGCCAAAGGCCGAAGACCAAAAACCAAAGCCCGGAAACTAATGACCTTTCCGCACGGTTCATGTTTGGCGCATCCCTTCGAGGTTGACCAGCGCGGTACGCTGGCCACGACCGCGAAGCGCGAGGAAATGATCGAGCAGTCGATAGCTTCGATCATCGAGACGCGCCAGGGTGAACGCGTGATGGTCCCGGACTACGGAATCCCCGATTTTGTTTTTGCGGTGATGGATGCCGGCTTTGCCGCGCGCCTGGCTTACTTCCTGGAGCTGCAGATCCGGAACTACGAACCGCTGGTTGAAAGCGTGCGGGTGAAAGCCGGCTCGATTGTGAACAGGGAGTTTGTGCCTGGCCTCGTCGAGGACCAGCAACGCGCAGCCGTCGCGCTCGAGTACACAGTGCGCGGCTCAAACACCCCACGCAACCTGGTCTATCCGTTGTGGGAATTGAGGGAGGCAGCTTAGTGGCGATTCGCCGAGTCACAGCGACGATCAAAGACATCGAGGGCGATCCGATCGCCGGCGTGAGTGTGTCGTTCATTCTCAGGCGCAGTACGTTTGTGCTCGAAGATAACGAGCACTATCCGCCCGGCCAATTGACTGTCGTCACAGATGTCGACGGGAAGATCCGGCTGGACGAAAACAACCTGGGAATCGACCTCTGGACCAACGCTGACGCCGCGGTCCCGGTGAAGTATGAGTGCGTGTTGCCAAACAACGATCGCTTCTTCTTCTATCTGTCTTCGGGTGTGTCGCCGGTTGATTTGGCGGCACTCCGGGCCGCGGGCCTGGTGCCAGTCGACGAGTCGACGGAGGCGACGCTGCAGCAGTTGCTTGATGCAGCGATGGCGCCGCTTTACGAAGAGTTTGACGCCGCTCGTACTGCCTGGAGTGATGGAATCCTGAAAGACAGTGTCTCGTCTCGCTTGGCTGCGGACTTTGCTTATCTGGGCGCTGCCGGCGCCGTCGTCGCTTCCGGGGTCGCGGCCTTCGAGCCTCCAGCTCGCAACGCAACGTTACTTATCAACACAACGGCGAACGCGGTTGAAGTGCGATTGCTGGAGACGACTCAGATGACCGGCCGGCGCTATTTGGTGAAACTCGTGGCCGGCGCCAATGAGGTTACCTTCGATGCCTTGGTCGACGTTGTGTTGGCCAGCTTAGACGAATCGGTGACAGTCGAGTTCGACGGTGCCGAATGGATCGTGATTGAACAGTTCCCATAGGAGTTTCAGTTAATGCGAAGGATTGCTTTTCTCTGCCTACTCTTTACTGCCTGCTGCTTGTTGCCCTCGGCGGCCTCGGCCCAGGTGAACGACGTGCGCTCCGGAGCAACCCCGCCGACAAAGTGTGTGCCGGCGCGGAATAACATTTTCTACAAGGTGGGCGAGGGCTGGAAGAGATGCACGGCGACGAACGTCTGGACCCCGATTCCGGCTTCTGAGGTGTTGAATGGGCTCACACCGCAGGCTCAGGATTCGGACCTGACCGCGATTGCTGGTCTGTCGCCGACTAACGACGACGTGCTGCAACGAAAGAGTGGCGCATGGACCAACCGCACAGTCGCGCAGCTCAAGTCGGACCTGGCACTGGCGGCGATCGCCAGCAGCGGCAGCGCGAACGATCTCTCGGCCGGCACAGTTCCTGACGCACGTTTCCCGGCGACGCTGCCCGCGGTGAGTGGCGTGAACCTCACGGCGCTCAACGCAAGCAACCTC